CGCCACAATTCTAGAATTATTACTAAATTCAATTGAACCTTTATTCAGTGCTTTACAACCGGGCTGTAAAAAGAAAGGTAGGTTCTCTAACATAAGAGTTACTCTTCCTAACATTTCTCTTGCTGTCGCGCCTTTATTTGCCATCACTGCAATAACTTGTTCTGGGTTAAACAAAGCAAACCAAAGTAAATATGCTACTGATGATATTGATTTACCTGATTGCCGACACGCCAGAACAATAGAAAATCTATTATCGGTAAATTGCTTAAACATTTTTTCTTGATAGGGATATAAATCAAAATTGACAAGACCTTTATCAAGTGATATTATTTTACAATACGTTTTAGCAAAATATGCTGGGTCATTCATACATTTTTGATATTCCAAGACACTTGCTTGATCCCAATCTTGGATTACTCCATCACGTTTTACGTTCATATTTCCAAGATATGAATTGTTTACTTGACGATCAGTCATCGTCGTTCTTTGGATTAAATTCTATGATATTTGCATTATCTTTAATATCAACAGTTTTCGGTTCTTTCATATCTTGAAGCATTCTCTGTAGTTCTACAGTTGAACCCACAAACAAATTATTTGTAGTCCCACCTTCCAATGTAGGATCAATCCTACTTAATTCATATTTCTTTTTATGAAGATCAATAAGTTTATCACTTACTTCTGATACATTTTTAATTAAACCCGCAACAACTTCAAAGGCTCTAGGATGCTCTAACGCACTTGCTATTGAAGTCATTTCATCTAAAGCATTTTGACCTTTATTGATTAGATCGTAATATGTTTGTCTTGTAAACTCAATATCATTTTTTTCATTATCTGAATCACTCATTTTTTTCCCTATGCGCTATCAAAATTTTCTTTTATTGTCTCAGTAAATCCAAAATCACTATCTCCTTGTGGTGGTGCTAAATTTAAAGGATTTGGTTCAATAGTATATTGAGATAGTTGAGGATCAGCAGAATCTCCTAAAATTTGGTTATAAACATCAGTAGTTGTTTTTCTAATAATACTATGATCATTAATAGGCCCATAAAAGTTCGCCAGCATTGTAAAATCTAAAGTATAAATTATGGTTCTTCTTTGTTCTAATGATCCTTCAAAATCATCCGCAAAATTTACGCTTGTTAAAGTAATAGGAACATCTTCTTTTATATCAGAGGCTAATGTTGCAAAAGGTTTCATTGTTATGGTATAATGAGGATTAAAATATGGGATTATCTGTTCTACCATTTGCAGAGCATCATCTTGTGTCTTTGCATAGATATTCAATTGAAATGCAATATCATATGGGGCTGGGCTGAAAAATTTATTTCTTTTAGTATTAGATGTTACAGATAAATTCTTATCATACGCATTCATTTTAGGAAGTTTACGTTCAGCATTGTACGTGAATGATGTTATCTCAAAGGACATTCTAGGAAGTTTAATAGCAACTCTTGTATCATTTTCAAGAGTTGGATTCTCTCTAATCCTATCCAGATATTTTACTTTAGGTGCGTATGAAAGTGGAACTTTCACTTGACTTATGACTTTGCCAGAAGAATCTTTTCTTAGAACATAGATGTTATTAAACATAGTTCCAAATATTGCAACTGATTTTCTAATTCGTTCGTGATAAAAATATTGTAACATTATTCGTCTCCTGGATCACCAAATGGATTAGTTTCAGAAAAATCCAAGAAATCTAATGTAGTACCACTAACATTAGCAGCAAACTCTTCATTCTGTTCATTTGAAGAAATTTTATTAACTTCTTTTACTGACAAAATTTTTGTTTTAAATCCATTATCAGCACCAACAATGTCTGAGTCTGATCCAATTGAAAAAGTATGATATTTCCCATCATCAGCACCCACATGAACTAAAGACATTACACCAGTTTCTGAATTAAAATTAGTTATTTCACCTCTAAGTTTAGTGGTTGCTAATTGATGAGATATTTTTTCACCAACAGAATATTTTGCTAAAATTGGTGCCGCGATATGAATTGCAGGTGAGCCAAGACTTGGATCATAATATTTTCCCCTAGCCGTTATGGTTATTCCTGTTATTGTTCTATTTGTTGGGTGTACAATAGAAAATCCATTCGCTCTAAAATGGTTACTATCTCCAGTTGCACTATCAAAAATTACTGTTGGTAATTCTGTATAAAATCTTCCAGCATTAGTCATTGTAACAGATAAAATACTATTATCACTATCAACTGGATTCATATTTGCAACGGCAGTGGCTGTAAAATCAGTCGCGAGTTTGGTTGGGGCTGAAATAGTTACTGTTGGGGCATCTGTATAAAAATTTCCAGAATCTGTTATAGTTAAAGATGATAAAACCGCATTGGTTATCACTGGTAATGCACTAGCAGTGAAGTCACTTGCTATTTTTTCTGGTGCGGAAATAGTCACACTAGGTGGAGAGGTGTAAAAATCCCCAGAATCTGTAATAGTCACAGTAGACACCACATTGTCAACTATCACTAAACTCGCAGTCGCGGTAAAATTGCTTGATGGTAGTGTTGGTGCAGAAATAGTAACAGTCGGTTCGCTAGAATAAAAATCTCCAGAGTCAGTAATCAACACAGAATTTAATCTGTTATTGGTTACAGTGCTTGTCGCTGTCGCAGTAAAATCACTTAACGGTAATGTCGGTGCTGAAATTGTAACAGTTGGTGATGTTGTATATCCACTACCAGAATCTGTAATTAAAACACTTGAAAGTCTATTATTAACTATTGTTGCTGTGGCGGTAGCAGTTGAACCACCAACAGAATCAAAGGCTGAAATTGTTATTGTGGGTGGTGTAGAATTATCATAAAGTTTACCAGCATTGGTTATAGTTAATCCTGATACCTTATCATTTATAGCATCATATTGTAATGATAATGTCGCTTGTTTGTTACTATCACCAGTTGGACTCAAAACACTGATGGTTGGTGGTGTAGAACTATCATAAAATTTGCCAGCATTAGTTATTGTTAAACCAGAAACTTTATTGGACAATATTGACGATGTAACTAACGCTTGTTTATCATTATCCAATGGAGCCGATATTGTTATATTTGCTGTGCCAGCACCATCACTATCATAAAATTTGCCAGCATTAGTTATTGTTAAACCAGAAACTTTATTGGACAATATTGACGATGTAACTAACGCTTGTTTATTACTTGAATCTATGGGTGGTGATATTGTTAAAGTAACTATACTAGAACTATCATAAAATTTACCAGCATTAGTAACTGAAAAAGAACTTACTTTATTACTTACCAATGTTGCTGATACTAACGCTTGTTTATTACTTGAATCTGTAGGCGATGATATTGTAATATTTGGCGCATTTAGATAATGTGATCCAGCGGTAACAACTCCAATTGATATTGTTGTAGCAGCACTATCTAAGGCTGGTTGCATAACTGCTTTTAGTATTGGAATAGTTGGTGCTGCAACTATTATTAATGGTGCAGAATCATATCCGAAACCACCATCAGTGATTTCTCCGCTCTGAATGTAGTTAGTGGGCATTATATAACTCCTATATTAGCAGTCGCAGTTGCTTGTTTAGGAATTTTTAAGGTAAGTTCATAGGTATAAGCATCTGTTGCCTCAAGTTCATTAAGAACAGCCAAACTAGTATCAAATGATTCATCATTATAAACAAATAACTCACATCGCATTTTATATGTCGGTAAATTACTTAAAGCATAAAATGGCTGTTCATGCTCAACATGCATTATTTCAAACATAGATTTTGATAAAGGTAAATATATTAAATCACCTTCTGCTGGCCTGTCTATTTGATCTATATCGTTGGTTGTTTGACCAACAAGGTTTCTCCACCTTCTTCTAGCAACTATAAATGTAGCAGCATCACGTATTTCTACGCCAAACTTTGTAAACAGATCACCTTCACCATCAAAACCCTCAGTATTTTCAATATACATTTCTATTTTGTATGAAGAATTAAATGCTGATGGTACATCATCACCAAATACTTTGTTTTCATTTACTATAGTTCTAGGAAGATAATAAACGTCTTGCCCATAAGTTTTAAGAGACTCTATAACGATATCTTCATAAAGACTTTGTTCGCTTCTTACTGTTTGAGAAATATAATGATTAGTTGTCATATTTTAACCCACCATAAAATCAGGTGGCATTTCTTGTTCCAGCCTCATTCGTTCTTCAAGTCTATCTCTATCTTGTATGGCATCATCATATATTTGTCTACCATTTAATGTGACCCCACCTGGCATTTGCATATTTTCAAATTTTATAAGATTTGATCCCCATTGAATTTTTATTAAACAAGTTGCATAATCTTTTAGAAACCTATCATTATAAACAGAAACATTCGTGTCTGGATCAATAATTTGCAATACTTCTACAACCAAATAATCACCTGCTTTTATATCACCGTTTTGCCACTCACCGTGAATATGAAGTCTATTCTCTCTGCGTGAATACCCTACTTGTGGAATACCATTCAATTTAGTATCAATCAATGCCAAGTGTTGCTGCATTTGTTCATAATACATTAAATCCCCAATAAAACTACCCATGTCAGCAACATCATTCAACATCATTTGATATTTAATATCAAAGAAATTTGAAGTATTGCCAGCAGTAATAATAGGAAATAATTTTGTTACATAAATTACGCTTGAAGGTATTGGAATATATTTGTTTGTAACATCGTCAGAAGTAACGAGATGTTTTAAATATGTCCTATGTGTGGCGTCTGAGTGAAATTCTTGATAAAAATCAATTGCGTCATCAATACGATCTTCTACTTGGTCTGTCGCAACATTGATCTCAATCACTGGTGAGCCTAATCTTCTCAAACAGTAATCTATCAATTCATCTCTGGTGTCGGGTCTATTTGATGACATAGTATTTCCTAATTAAATAGTTTATTCACTTCTATTTATATAGATTTTAATCTCAACATATTATTAAAATTATCCATCAGACCAAGATTGTGCTTCTGAGCCAGTTGCTGCACCACCACCACCACCACTTCCATCACCAGCAGAACCAAATAATAATATATTTGTAGTTTTACTTACTGTAGTAGTAGATACTGTAGTTCCACCATTAGATACCATCCTTGCCAACCCTATTCCATTAAGATTATGCGGCGGTGATGACGATACTGATACCATGAGTGCCATTTTATATTATCCTATGCATAAGGTACATTAGCTTCAGGAAATGCGTAACATGCATTTATATCCCCTTCATATCCACCGACTCCAGACCCACATTTATGAGGTTTAAAAATTCGATATCTAGTACTACCTTCTAATATAACATCTCCATCATTACCTGCATTGTCTGATATTCTATACATATTCATCATTCTGCCACGCCTTGGATTTTTATTAATCGCATTAGCAGTAGACGAGGCCACCGCAAGCCTCAGAGAATGTTGTCCAACAAATTGAATAGGAGTTAACTGATGAATAGGAGCATCTCCACCAGATACATTAAAGTGTTCTTGATTAAGAGAAGGAGGTGGATTTATTGTAGACCATCCAGTGCTTGCTACTTGATCCAACCCAAAATGTTGTATTGCATGAAGCGGTGAAAAAAGTGCGGTTCTTACAACACCGTTATAATCAATATATCTAGGTTGACCAACACCAAAGTGACAATAATTTGTATTAGTTTCACTAGGAATAGGATTGTCCATAACATTCATCCATGCAGAATGTATAAGAACAGACGGACAATATGTATCATCTATATTATATGCCCAATTATCTATTGTTGGAGCGTATTCCAGATCATTAAGAACAAACCATCCGTGATCGCGAGTAGTATCTGTGCCTCCCCCAGAAACACCATCGCCACTTACTTTCATCATAAAGGTAGTATCATTTGCAATTATATGCATTTGGTGCAAATATGAGCCATATGCTCCAGCAATTCTATTATAACTTGCATTTGTGTTGCCTCCCATACCAACACTAGTGTGGGATACAGGAGTTGAATTGGCTCCATTATCATCATAAACATTCACTCTCCAACCATCGGAGGGGTCACAATTTATTACAATTTTATAACTCGGAGTATAACCAGAGGTTTGACCTGTCGCATAATGTTTTTTGTAAAAAGTCACTGAACCATTGGTTATTGATCCAGTGGCTGATATCGTGTGGTAAATACCACTTGTTGGATTCGTGCCAGCATAGTTACCTGCTGAACCGTTAAATCCAGTGGACCCAGTTGCTTTAGCGTCAGTGCGCCAATCACTACCTTCTAAAAAATCTGCGATACTATAACACATGTCTCTTACGTCATAATTTGTTTGCGTTCCTGGATTTCTAGGAGTCCCGTAAAAATATGCCATTATTCTGTTCCCCCTGTCCATTCTACCCAAACATTATTTTCATCTTTTAAAGATGATATACCAAAAGTTACAATTTCTAATGGTGACCTTTGAGAAAACACGCGCATTGTACTTCCATCAAAATTTTCTACTAAATAGTCTACATTCATATTTGCTTTACTATATTCAGTGCCTTCTTTATACCTATATACCTTAAATGTAGGAATATAAGTATCTGCTTCAGAATCTTGATTGAGTCCATGTCTCTCTCTAACATCTAAAATTTCTTCATCAGTTAGTGCCATATTTTATTCCTCTTATGAATATGTAAACGTAACAGTAAGATCAGATCCCGCTGTAGTGCTACCAATTTGTGTTATATCTACTGTTAAATAATCATCTTCTGCTAATGTTATACTTGGCGAACTATTTATAATCTTTGTTCCACCGTCAGCAATTACTAAAGTTGCTCCAGATGAACCATTCTTATTTACAGTTATATTTATTGCTGCTCCTACTGGTGCAGTATTAACTCTTGCAACAATTCTATCTATAGTGACTGCTTTTGGAGCATACCATCTTTTAGTTCCAGTTGTAACTGTCAATGCACCTGTTTGAACTAGATTCGTAAAAGAAGATGGTGAAGCAGTCGCTATTTGCCATCCAGTTCCAGTTTTAAAAATATGTAAATTGCTAGTATCTTCAGCAAAAGCCAAATCTCCATTAACATTACCGATTGCTGGAAGATATGTAGCGTCTGCATAAATTTTCACTGATGCAACTAATGATGTTCCATCAGGAGCAACTAATGTTGCAGTACCAGCAACTTCTTTGATTTTATTTTTAAATGAAGGCGTATTTTCTACATAAGTTGCCATATCTTGGGGAACAAATTTGCTATTTGTCGCATCGTATACAATACACATTTGATTAACTAAAGAAGGAATAGGTCTTAATTCAATACCATTTTTGTGATCTTCTTGGTCATGTTGTCCATAAATTACATAGTTTCCATTTGCATTAGTTTCTACTGCTAAATCTTTTATAACAATAGTTCCACGCATTGCAGAATGAAGTCCACATTGATAATATAAGGTATCTGGTGCATTTGCGGGTACAGTAAATGTTAGTGATCCAGTTTGATTTCTTGAACCAGTTACTCCATTCGTATATTCTCCAACATAAGACCCCGAAACATAATTTGTTCCATTATCTGTTGTTAAATAAAATGGGTGTCCGGTAGCGGTTAGATTGAAAGTATATGTTCCACCTTTGCGTAACGGTCCTATCTCTGGATTATCGCCAGATCGCGTTCCACTAAATGTATATACACCAGAACCAGACGCTACAGTATATGTTACAGTTGGCGCGGTTAAAGTTGGTGGAGTAATACTAGAAGGTACTGTAAAAGATAATCTTTGTACTGAGGTAGATGTTCCACTATTAATACTTGCATGTGTGTGATTCACTATTGTGGTTGTAGGCCAACTCACAAGGTTTTGATCTCCCGCCCCATCAATCCATTTTAATTTAAAATCATGCCTTTGCGTCATACTTCCATATTGAGTATTTGCAAAGTTATTAATTTGATATGTGCCTTGCATATAAAGAGGAACATTTGTTTGTATTTGATTTGTAATAGCAGTTCTTGCATAAGGAAGAGAACTTGTTAACCATGTCCATATCCAATTTGTTCCATGTCCTGCCGTTGGATCAGCAACTTGTATTTCTAATACTTCAGGAGCAATAGTCAAATCAACATTACTAAGTTGTTCAATAGATTCAACAGAAGGAACTGACGTTTGTTCAACACCTCCGACTGTAGATTTTGTTTCAAGTTTACCAGAAGCACTTGCTTCTAGTTTGACAGTGTTTGCACCAGTACCAATTTTTATTGAAGGTAACTCTATAGAACCCCCAATACCAGAAGAAATAGAACCAGAATCTCCTAAAAATAACGTATTACCGCTTAAATGTAAATCTTTCCACTTTCTAGTGGATGATCCTAAATCATATGCTGAGTCAGTATCTGGAATAAAATCTCCGAATATTTCTCCATTCGCTAATGATCTTCCTTTGGTGGGCATATTCAGTTATCCTTAATTATTCTCTACTATTTATATGATTATCAATTTATATTGGTTTAATAACAAATTTATTTCTTGTGGTATATACATCCATCATTCCATTATTACCCAATGTTATAAATTTATCCCCTTCAGGAGTAAAATGAATATCTGCCATATTTTTATTATTTGGTCCAGTTAATAAATATTCATGGGTATTGAATGTGCTACCAGAGAATGGATTTGTAATCGTATACTCTCGCAAGAAACCCTTGTTACTTGGACCACCAATAATTATCATTTTATTCTCAGAATCGTTTAATGCCATACCAGTAATCAGACTATAATCAGGCAGTGTTGAAAAAGCAGAATCATATACTGCACTGTAAATTTCATTTGAATCTGCTAGATTATATCTATGAACTTTCTGAGCGGTAGTGGTTCTATTTTCAATAACATACATCTGTTTTCCATCAGATGTTAATGTTACGTCATTCAGTCGATTTGGTGAAATATGAGTATCCAAATTTAAGTACTTTTGTGTTTGTACCGTAACTGCTGAATTTAAATCGGCACTATCATTATTTGCTGCACTACTATTAGTAAGTTGAAATGATTGTATTTGAGTTTCAGTAGTTTTTGGAAGATAGATAGTAGTTTCATTCTCATTAAGTTCAAATCCAGCATTAGCAGAAACATTTGTTACACCAAGTGTTGATCTTTCTACATCAAAAGTTGCAGTTGAAACATCGTATGGGGTTGACATACTATATTGTCTTATTATTGAAGAATTTGATAAATAAAATTTTGTTCCGATTCTATTCATTTTAAAATGTTTTAGTCTTGGTGAAGTAACAATTTGAGGTGAACGTCTTGTATATGATCCATCCCAAGGTTGGATTATTCCAGCATCATTTTCCACAGTTGTTATATCATATGCTGTGGACATTGTGAATTCATAAACGTAATTTGTATCATTATCCCAAATAAATATGGAACTTCCATCTGGTTTAAGTTCTATTCCCCAACAACTATATAATTTTGATTCTGTGACATTATCTGTATTTGGACTTTTTTGACCTATACCATGGCTAACTGTAGCAGTAGGAGTTGCTGATGATATTAGCCAAGGAGTTGTTAATGTGTATTGTTTTAACTGTCCTTTATTATAAGCACATCCCCATAAAATATATAATTTAGTACCATCACCAGAAATTGTAAAACATTGAGGATATGCGGAATGTATAAAATCATATTGAATTCTATACCCAACAATTCTAAGTATTTGGTTTATCAGTAACCGTATTGGGTTTTTGTTAAAATGTGCAGCCCTTCTATATGTTGGAAAAGGACTATACCCTTCTGGTAATATTTCTCTGAAGTGTTCAGTAATTGTAGAATGTGTTGAATTAGTTTGGACATATCCTCCACCATATCTACTATTATTATAGTAACCAGTTACGCCGCGAGGCCAATAAAATCTTTTTGTGGATTCAAAAATAGAGAACGACCCCACATAATTTGCAGTGCATATTTGATCTTTATGACTCAAATCATGTTGTTTAATTCCATTAGCATCCATAATATAATAATGTTTACCATCTTTTGATAAATGTGTGGTAAAAGTATTATCATATATATCTGTTTGGGGATACCATCTTGGTATAAAACTCCATGAATAAGCAATATATGTGTAATCTCTAATTTGTCTGTTCGCTGATTGAGAAACAGTCACAGGATTTTGAATATTTGCGTTCTCATAATAATCAGTTTTATAATATGCAGAATCATCTAATTCATATGGATTTGTAAGATCATATTGATATATATTATTATGGCCTTTATCTGCCAAAAATAATCTAGTACCAGAATCGTTAAAATCTAAACCATACAAATTACTTGAATTTATTGCTTCTGTAATGCTGTTTGAAATTCCTAAATTATTATATATGCCTAATGATTTATTTGGAGTAGAATTTGAGAACAATGAATCAACCCCATAAGGATTGTTAAGATTATATTGATTTACCGTTCTTCCACTACTTGAGTTATTCACAGCAAATAATTTTTTACCAGATATATTACCAGTTGATGGTGAAGAATCAACATCATTAAAAACAATCCCTTGACAATTTGTTAAAAGTCTTAACGGTGATGATACCTTATATTTTACGTCTGGTGCGCCTAATCCAATGTAATCATAAAAGTCTGGAATATTCCCAAATGTAACATGTGCTTGAGTTGGGGTATATTCAAGTGTAAAATAAAAACTATTTTCAAGATAGTTTGAATCTAAATTGCTTTTTTTTGGCAATCCACTTTTTCCATTGCCTGTAGCGATTTTTCCAGTAAATTTATAAACATCATTTGTAATTTCTTCTGTATATTCAGAATAATCATAATCTCCTGATGTTCTAGAAAGAACTGGTGTTACTGTATATTCGTTTCCAGAACCAACTAATTTTGAAATTGTTGGATTAAGTCTTTGGTTTGATGGACGATTTGCTATTGACCCTTTAGATACATGTGCAACCCATTCAGTATCCATGTTAAAAAGATCAACATTATCAAGAATTCCAAGACTTGTACTAGTCAAGTGTTGTGCTGTCCAAGTTATAAGATTAGCATCAGAATCGTATTTATTGAGACTTACAATAGGTGTGTATGGGTCTGCATTTGGCGAAAAAGTAGAATCAAATGTTGAGAGATATATATCATCTTTATACTCTACTTTTTTAATTTCTTCATGTATAGCCCCAACTGTTACATAATTTTGATTAAGGTACATTTTAAATTTTCTTGCGTCAGAATCGTAATATACTTGATATTCTTCTGGCATTATATTATACCCCCCGTTTGAGAAGATACGATAGGATCAAATATCATACTAGTTGAATCAAAATCAGGTGGAATACTATCTAAGGTTATATACCTCATGAATTGTATATCGCCAACCCAAGATATATCTAAACCGCTTGTGCCGTTATATTGAAATGAAATTTCCATCGGTGTAGCAGATGAATCTGTTGGTCTTGATAAACTATTTACAATTGGCCTCTTATTTTCAGAATCTACAGATTTTCCAATAAAATGTAAATGAGAACTTCTATGCATGTTGGACTCTGATATATCATATGCTTTAATATAGAAGGTTTTGTTGTCACCATCATGACCTATTTGTAGAATAGAAGTTTTATAATTTTCAATAGAATATGACCAATTAATACTATCTCCTATATCATCAGAATCTTTAAGGTGTATCAAAAAACTTGGTCTCGCGAAAGCCAGATTAGAATCTGGTTGATATATGTATGTGTGATCATCTCCTGTTATAGTTCCAATATATGAACCACTTGATTCTTGAACTAATGGAGAATTAAATCCACCGAAGCCATCAGATTCATATATAGGCATAGTTTTCCTGATAGGTCTGTAGTTTGAATCTTCAACTAATCCCAATGTCATGTTTTGTGGTCTTGGTGCAACATCTGCATTAGTGTATTGCCAAGCAGCAGGTGGCGCACCATTGATTTTGAAAGGCATCTTGAAATCAATATTAGCACCCTCACCAAATACCTCAGTACCATATTGTTCACTTGAATTATCATCAACTAATATAGTATAAGCACTTTCTAGAGCATTTGGTAAAATACCTACTTTGCGCCATGATTTAACATCAGCAGTGTATGGGCTATTTTCATTTGCTAAAATGGATGACCCATCATGTGCCGTTAGAAAAACATCATCTGGTTCTTTTGTAAGTTTGTCACCAAACCCAAATTCTGTTAAAAATTGTGCAGCGTAATCACCACTTCTTTTTTGATTTCTAGTTAAACGAAATTCTTTTAGCAAAAAATCTCCATATATATCTTCATAAATTCCAAGAGTAGGATTCCAAGAGTCTTTTTTATTAAACATGATGTTATCTGTAATAATCAGAGAATTTATGTCTAAATTTATTGAACTACTATCTACCTTTATACCACCTATATAAGTTCTCATTACGTTAGAGTCTCCACTGTAGTTTAAAGATGTGGAGAACCAATTCCCTAAAGTATAAGGTACATTATGTAATTTATCTTGCGAAGTGCCGTGTGTTATAGTACCATCAGTGCTATAACTAAGTACAGTATCTACAATTTGAGGATTTATGATTAAATGTGTACTACTATCATCTTTTATCGTGGGTGCTGAATCAATAGTATATTTGAGAGGATACTTATTACTATCATGGATAATAAAATCTCTAATGTAACGAAATTTATTTCCTGCTGCATAATCATCTATGTACCACTCTGACATAGAATTTCCTGTAGTAAAAGTTGTATCTACCGTACCTTGATTTATTAAAAGTTTTCCTTCAAATGTTGGAGAATTAGTAGGGTTAAGTAAATCATATGTTGGACCAAAATCTTTTTGAAAAACACAATCTTTAATTATAATTTCATTAACATTAACTTTACTGTTTTTAAAAGACGAATTATTATTTCTATTTGGAACTAACCATGATTTATAGTTTGTAAATATACATCCTTCAAATTTTATGATATTCGCTGATGTTCCTGCATTGGTAGATGATTCATATGTTCTCCACCCAATGTCTTTATTATCAAAGTCAAAAATGCATTTAAATGCAATACCATGTGCGCTTTTAAAAATAATATCAGGGTTAATTTTATGATGTGCTGCTTTCTTGATATTCATAAATGCAAGTTGAGTATTTGATGTAGTTGCTTCATCAAAAATTCTATGTACTTTAATTTTCAATTCTACATCATTAGGATTATCTGTTGTACCACAAATTAAAAATCCTACGTCAAAAAAGATACTAGTCTTGTCTCTAAAATTAACTTGAGTACCATTCTGTGAAGCCGAAACTTCATATTTTCCAGTAGGTAGGACTAAAGCATCACCTTCAGATAATCCCGCCAGAGCCGTTTTTATATCAGTATTTTGACCACCAGAATAATGTACTATAGACCCTCCAGTTTTAGCAACATAGTCTGTTGCATATTGCAATCCAGTTTGTTCACCTCTATTATTTCTTACTGCTTCAGCGATTGTAACAGAGCAGTCTTTAAAATCACTATACATTTGAGGATTATATAATAAACTAGATTTTAAAGTCCCTTCCCAAGTAACACCAAGAGAGTCCATACCAAATGCACCATCTCCAGAAGAACTTGAAGAATTTCTATCAGCAGAAGGGATAGTTTCTATTAAATCAACTGGATCAAGTTGCCATGAATTAGCACCTAGCCTGACCTTTGAATGAGAATGTACACAATATTTTCTATGTTCAAAATTGTCAAAAAGTCTTCCCCTTTTAAATTTGTGCATCAGTGCTAGAGACGTATGCATAGCCGCTTTGTTTACATCAGACCTAACCCCAGATACTCTCTGTGCGCTTCTTGTTTCAATAAAATATGGTTTATCACTGAAAGGCCAACTTGTACCATATTTTGAAATATACTCTGCTGGTGCTAAACCTTGAGAACCATCAATAGATAACATTATTTGGTTTAATATTCTAAAATTAAAAGACCTATCTTGAGGATCAGCCGTTGTTCCTGGATACCACGATGTGTAATATGCCCTGAATGAAACGGCAATGTTTTGGTTCAAATATGGCGAATAGGCGTTACCTCTATGATCAGGTTCTATGATCATTCCACCTACGTCTACGCCGTTTGAGTTATGATTTTGCGGGTAATAACTTTCTGGTGGTCCAGGCCATTGAGATGGTCTAATAGTACCAAACTTGCTGGCTTGTCGGTTATATTGATTTTCAGGTATTTGACTATCAGGCATTTCTAAATTATCATTGATCCAATCCATATTACTTATAACACCCCCCACATTCTTATGTGTACCTAAACGACCACCTAAACCTCCGAATACACCATCAATTATTAGGGCGTCTTTTTTAAGAGTATTAATATATGGTTGAATATTATTAATTACTTTAAATTGATTAAAAGTACCTTCACCATCGTCGTGCCGATAGTCTGACCCATGATTCTGACCCCTCGTATCGCTAACGGCAGGAAGTACCTTGCTTCCATCCGAAGCAGCAACCTTTTCTCCCTTTTTTAACATAATACTATAAGGAGCATCATTCTCAGGAAAATCTACATAACCGACATATGCAGCACTCGCGAATATATAAATTCTACTATCTGGTTCTGATATGATATAAGATACACGCTCACTTCCAAAATCCTTAACTATAGGGTATACATCTGTTTGATATGCCGAAGCACCAAATCCATCGTCACCTAATCCCCCTCTAGGGACAAATTTATCAGGAGCAATTGAAGCAAAATCCTGTGGATGTGGGGCTGTTGGAAAACCATCCCCCATATCCCCAGTTCCAGAAGGACGTTTGAGATCATAACTAACCCTATTGATATGGTTGTCAAGATAGGGTGGATCATACTTATAATCTGAATAATAGTGGGCTGATCTGTGCCTTCTAAGTGAAGACCATGCACCTGTAGAACCACTTCTACCATCACCAGAGTATCTATCTATCGGTCTGTTGAAAGGCGTGGTGCCATAATAATCATGTGAGTTATCATTTATGGAATAAGAATAAAGACCATCAATTCTAAAGTTACTCGCTTGTCCATATGTTTCACTAACAAATTGCCCATCAGTATACATATAAGGGTGAACACCGATTTTAGATGTTTCAAAAAGAGTTAAATATACTGGACAGTTTGTTCTATGATATTTATGAGTATTAGTTTTGGCAAGTTCTGGCCCATAGAATACTGATTTTTGAGCGAACCACATACCAGTGTAATTAGCAGGATGACCACTTCTATTATCAGCAGGGTCTATTTCAATGTAATAAGTTTTAGTGCCACCTTTTTGTATTGATACATTATCAATATAACTATAATTTCCAGCAGAAAAAACTCTCGCCCCGCCTAATAAATCTCCTCTAGAACCATGATTTCTATTTATTGTGTCGCTTTTACTAAGCGCGATGTATGCGCTATTTGTCTCGGCTACAGGGTCAACTGAAGCAGGTGTAAGACAGTCAACTATTTCTTGGTGTGTCCAAGGATCATAGTCACTTCCTAAACTAGAATTCCATCTATCCCCCCAATATGTTGTTAATCCACCTACTGGTTGTCCCGGAGTTGATCCAGATTGTAAATACTGCCCTTTATTATTCTCATGCCACGCTTTTACAAAATCGACTGTCCACTTTTCTTGTTTTAGCCCAATATTTTCTGATATTCCATCAGTTTGTTTAACCTTATATGACGCCAATCCACCAAATTTAAGACCAGTTCCAAGACTACTAAAAAGACTAGCGTTACCTTTCGCAACACCATTGCGCACCCAATTAGCAGGTGCGGTGTTATATGCATGAGAACGATTATTGGGGTCATCTTCCAGAAAAAATGATCCTAATGGTGCTGGCTTGCATTCATTTCGGAGTGGTGCAGCCGAAAGAAAATCTTCTGAATTTTTTATGGAATATCCATGCTCACCATATCCTGCGATTGGTAAATGATCATCAGTATACCAACGATCTGGTCTTCTAAATGCAAGATCATACGCTTCTGGATATTTATTAACATGCTGATAATAAGCCGCAAACCACCATTGCTTAATCGGATTTGGATAAACTTCGCTAATTGGGCCACCAGCGTCATCTCGGTTCCGTCTTCCACCGCTAAAATAACGATTGTTCCCCACATTAATATTTCCGTCCTTGAATTGTGGCATCCACATCCATCTAAGACTGTATCCGTACCATTGCGAATAGTGTTCAACATCATAAGCAGGAGTGTAACCATCTGCATGAGTATATCCAGTAATATTTTGCTTACTTGCACTGGGAATATTTTCGTTTAAACCATCGTAAAAATGTTGTGGTCTATAACCACCAACGGCATTCGCCATAGTATATTTTGCAACCAATCGCGCATTTGCATTATCTCCACCCATCCCACCACCTGAACCAAAACACCAAAGAGGGAATCCAGTATATCCATTGTTAAACTTGCTGTTGGAATATTTATATATGTGGTGTATAAGATTAATAGGGCGTCTTGTTACTTTACTTACCTCTTGTTCACCGTCAACAGTGCAATTTTCATTTGTATATGCTAGTTTGCTTAACTTTTGAACAGTAGGATAATCATAATAATAGTTCCAAGACCCATCTTGCTCATTATTCAATGTACTGTAAGGAAATATATCGGTATTATAATTCTCAGCACCATCTGATCTATTTCTAGTAGATGAATCTAGCATTGAAGGTGAATTTGTAAATGTTGCATTACTCAAATCTTCAAAAGAAGTCAAAGCCCATTGCCTAGCAGGTAGAGATTTAGTAATAGAATTAGAGCCTTGATAATTACTATCAATCCATAATCTAACTCTTCCTGGATCAGTGTTTACGTCCCAAGAAATTGTATGAATATCATTATCCGCTGGTGCTGGAACTATTAATGATGGTCCATCATTACCACCCGCTGATAATTTTAAATCAGCCCCAGAGTTTATAGTTTGTAATTGTACTCTATTTACTGGCCCACCCATGAAAAATAAAGTTTTATCTGTTGGTGACATTGTTGTTTGAACAGTCCATGAAGAAGGGACTTTTCTGTCCATAGTAAAAATATTCATAAAACCTTCATCAATAATATATTTAACAGATGCTCCATCATCAGGAGTTCTAGTTAATTCAACAGAATCTCCGTTTTTCCATAATTCATAATTAAACCCATCAAATGTAAGTGCATTATGCGTCCAAGTTTTTGCATCAAGACTACTGGCATTAGATGTATATTGAACTCCGTTTACAATAATTCCTTCTTCATTTAGTACTAAAATATCTTTAAATTTATCCACTACAGAAAAAAGAGTGTCATTTATCGCAGAGTTTTCTTTACGATACCAAAATTCAATAGTAAATGGTGAAAATAATACCATACTATCAAGGCTACTATCAACAGTAATAAAGTCAAGACTACTATCAAAAAACAATGAACTATTTCCATTCTTATATGGTCCATGTTTAACTGATTGAGTACGACCATATTGAGTGATTGTATGGGAATCTGAAGAAAAATCTAAAATAGAAGAAACTCTTGGGTTTGCTATATCAAATATTGAAAAATGATCAGCAGTACTTTTATTCATCCAGAATTCTATACTAAAAGAATCTCTTACCCCAGGAGATAAAAAATCAAAAAATGTACTATCTAACTTTAAATGTGTACCATCATCAAAATCATAAGAAAATGATGATGTGGTACTTAAATCAAAAAATCTGTAAATAGCATTATTTTCTTTTACTACTGCCTCATCGCCCTCAACTACATCAACCGAAGATATGTCGGCCTCTGTATCACATATTTGAATATTACTCATTTATTTCTCCGTAAATAACCAACCATTTGCGACATTATAGTATACTAGCCCAAACGCCGCCCGATCAACATCAACAGTCAAGTCAGAATCGCTTGCTTCTATTTTGTGACCGTTTCTATTTATAGTAATATTATTAGTGTTTGCATTTCCAGTACCATCAATAAATCTAATTTCATCACCCAAATTAGCCGAAACTGGAAGATTAATAGTCTTGGTAGTAGACGTATTAATAATCAATCTTTGATTAGCAGTTGCCGTTACTGGTGTACTAGTGATTTCTGTCCAACTTGCCGCACCAGCAGTTGTTCTTGCTGCAACATAATCACTATCAATCAAGTTAATAATTGAAGCACTGTCTGTTCCACCACCACTTGATCTTGCCGCAATATAAGCACTGTCAACAATGCTAGTAACAGCAGATAGTCCTACTCCAGTTGGGTTAGATTTTACCCACTGAGAAGTATTATCACTATCAGTATAGTAAACATAAGTTTCAAGTGCTTCTGGATCAAACCACATAGAACCTACGCTTGGTGATGCAGGAGGATTATCAGAAATTGTTAATCCACCACCACTACTACTTGACCTTGCTGCAACATAATCACTATCAATTAGAGAAATAGCAAGTGAACTATCTAATCCACCGCCACCACCACCAGAAGTTTGTCTTGCTTGCACATATGCACTATCAACTACAGAAATTACAGAAGCATTTATAGTACCAGAACTCGCACCTATTTGACTTAATGCGTTAATAACAAGTTCATCACCAACTTTTGCACCAGCGACAAGAGTAATTGTAGATGTATCAGTAGTATTGTAATCTGTACCCTTTAATAGATTTATACCATTTAAGAATACTGTAACTGAATTAACAGCATAACTAAGAGTTGCACTATTGTTATCTGAACCAGTAAATACCGTTTGATTTGATGTGGCTGTATAATAATAAGATGTAATAGATGATGTGAATGCAGTACTTCCACTTGATCTCGCTGATACATACGCACTGTCAATTAGTGAAATAGCAAGTGAACTATCTAATCCACCGCCGCCACCACCACCAGAAGTTTGTCTTGCTTGCACATAAGCACTATCTACAGTAGATGAAATATCATCAAAGTTTGCTAATTTTATCCAATTTCCAGCGTGAGCGAAATAACCCTTTCCAGTACCATGAACGTGAGCAAACATTCCATGATATGTTGATGCGCTTGGAAGATCACCTTCTACCGAATATACATTTGAGTAAAGCATTTTTCCAGTGGTAGTAATATTATTACTACCCATGTCAATCGCACCTGTCATAGTGCCACCAGAAAGAGGTAATTTAGCAGCAATACTATTTGTTAGAGTAGTGGAGAAATTAGCGTCATCTCCAATCGCCGCCGCCAATTCATTGAGCGTATCCAATGTAGCAGGTGCTGAAGCGACTAATGCCGCCGCTGCACTATCAGCAATTGATCTTATATCTGAAGTTCTTGCTAATTCATGCCAATCAGCACCAACAGCAATTTTTGGAAGTTGTGCTTGGTTATCATATACAACCATACCTTTATATGTTGTAGCACTTGGTAATTGATTAGTGAACGCAAAAGTATTATTATAGTAAATCGTATTACCACCAAAGTCAACATCTCTAGTTCCAATACCAGTAATTGGATTAATGTGTGCTGAGTCTATTATACTTCTAATGTAAGGAGTAGAAATAAATCCTTGTATATATCCACTATCTGCTATACCTTTAACATATTCACTATCAATAAAGGTTTTCACATAATTTGAATCTGCATAAGTTTTTATGTGACTTGAATCTGCAATACCTAAAATATGTGGAATTGTTACTTTATTAAACGGTACTCTAAGATCAACATAAGCACTATCAACAAATCCCAATATCGCATCCGAATCTATTCCTAGAACTTTAGCAGAATTACCAACATTATCTGTAACCTTTAGTCCAGCAGGAGCAGCCGTTATTCTAGTGTTACCTATGTTTATTGTACTACCACTTAGATATAAATCTTTAAATTTCTTGGTAGGTGAACCAATATCAAAGGCACTATCCAATTCTGGAAGAATATGTCCAGTTGCTGCTAGTTTAGCATCAATAACAGTTGTTACATATGCAGAATCCGCTGCCGATAAAATGAACGCACTGTCGTATTTTGTATCTGTAATATTAAATACATATGCACTGTCAATGAAACCTTTTACATAACTTGAATCTGTAATTCCTTTGACATAAGATGAATCTATATGAGTTTTTAGATAATTAGAATCTGCTGCTGATTGAATGTAACTAGAATCTGCAATTCCTTTAATAAACGCGGAATCAACATTATTAGCATTTTTCACATATGCAGGAGTTATGAAGCCTTTAATATATGAAGAATCTATATTAGCTTTAAGATAATTAGCATCTGCAATTCCTAAGACATATGCACTATTAATGAAAGTTTTTACATAATTTGAATCTGCAAGACCTAAGATATAATCAGACGATGCCACAGTTTTTACATAATTTGAATCTGCAATACCTAAGACATAATCAGACGATGCCACAGTTTTTACATAATCTGAATCCGCTGCCGAAAGGAAGAGCGCACTATCATATTTTGTATCTGTAATATTAAATATATACGAATTGTCAATAAAACTTTTTATATAATTTGAATCTGCCTTTGATCTTACATATTCTTGAGTAACCGCTGAGAATATCCAATTAGAGTCAGCGCGAAGTTGGACATAAGAACTATCAATGAAATGCGATATCGCATCTGAATCTATTCCACCAAACTTTAAAAGATTTCCAGCACTATCAGAAAGTTCCAAACCACTTGCGTTAGAGGATATTATGACTTCTCCAAGTGAAATTGAATTTCCACTTAGATATATATCTCTAAATCTTTCAGTAGGTGATCCTAAATCATATACTGTATCTAATGCTGGGATTATATCTCCTACTGCTTTGTGAGTTGACATAATATAAGCACTATCAATATTCAATTCAGTTTTTACATAATCTTCAGTTACTGTGGTTTTTACCCAATCTGAGTCATAAATTTCTGATATATTAGTACCATCAACAAAGAAACCGCTATCAGCATTTATTTTTCCATTAACATCAAAGAGAAAACTTGGAGAAAGTTTACCCACACCAATAAATTTACTTGGGGATTTGTATGTGGTGTATGATGCACCTTCATCCCAAGGAGTTTCCAGAACTAATTTTTCACCGTTTACTTCAATATGACCATTGAAGATTTCTAACGCTGGTAGTTCCGCTGCGCCTGTAATGGGTTCTTGTGTACCATGTATAACAACTTTACCACCAACAGCAAGACCAATACCAGTAGTTAAACTTCCTACGGTTGGACCTAATGTTTCAATTGCTTCTTGTCCAGCAGTTACACCAGTTACTCCACTAGTTCTAAGTTGTGTTCTAATACCAGGTCTTGATGGGTTAGAATCCCAATGACTATAAGATATTTTACCAATACCAACTTTAGTACCATGTGTGGCCTCAAAGCCAGTTGGGTTTGTAAATTGGGCTTCACCGCGACCAAGAGCCTTTTCAAGAGTGGTCAAATCACCATACTTAGCAGAAAGAATATGCTTAACTCTAAATGCTATGATATCTCCACCAACAACACTATCAAGTTTATCATCAATATAGGCAGAATCAGGCCAAACTGGGCGAACAAGTAGATTAATAAATTCACTATCAATCATTTCAATGATTGCAGTAGAGTCAGCACCAGATGGATTAGAACCAAAAGAGTATCTTTCTGCTACATATGCACTATCAAAAAATTCAGTTGCTGAATCTGGTGTAATTTGATAATTAATAACATTAGTAAAATGATTTAGATAGATGTTACTATCAAGTCCACCAGTTGGAAGAATAACATCACCTTGATATGTTAATCCTTCAAGGTTAACATTACCATTAACATCCAGTGTATAATTTACATTAGATTTAAACACACCATTAGCATCTGGCCCATATCTCAAATAACCAGGAGTTAAAGTTGCAGTACTATTATCTAAATTAATACCAACAAACTCAAAATCATTCGCACCCTTATATACAAGATGTGACGAACCACCACTTGGACTTTTTTGGAAGAATGTATCGTTAGTGCTTGTTGTTCTGATATATTCTTTATTAATTATACCTTCAACATAATCTTGATCAGCCGCCGTCAAAATCCAAGCACTATCCGCTGCAACATATCTGATATAATTGTAAAGTCTCATACCTTGCATATAGAAGTCATGCTCATTACCAGCAGCATCAGTTCCATTAACATTGATTGGACCATTTACTTCAAGAGCATATTTAGTTCCAGCCCTTCCATTTTCATTAACTTTTTCACATTCAACATCGTCACCACCATCGCCGTAGGAACCATATGCAGCCGCACTTTTGAATTGTGTAGCAGTTGCTGGAACAATATTAACTTCATCTTGTTCAATTACAACTTGACCACCTTGAATGGATAGCGTATTATCAGTTGATACTGTTGTTGCTGTTGTTCCAAGTCCAATACCAACACTGTTCGCTGCGCTATTTATTGCACCACCGACTGTAATATTGGTTCCTAGTCCCAAAGCATTTTGACCGTATACAGTAATATTTCTACCTAAACCAATGCCACCTTGATTTCCTGTGGCCCCAGTAGCAGTAACTGTATTACCGATTGCAATAGCACCATGAGTGGCAACATTATTTCTACCAAGTGCAATTGCTTCAGTGTCCGAAGTATTACCTCTACCAAATGCTATAGAATGTGTTGTATTACCATTACCACTACCAAGATTTACCTCGTTATCATAACCAAATGCTAAACCTTCTTTTTGAACATCATTTGAAGAACCAAATGCTAAACCATTTAACTCAACAATGTTCTGTTTACCAAACGCTAAACCACCATTTGCAGTAATAGTGTTTCCTATACCATAGACCATCGCAGTTGAAGGAGTATTTGTGCTGCTAGTTGAGGCTCCAGACTGACCACTACCATATACAGAAACATAACTATTACCTGAGTTATTAGAACCGTAAATATTTGCTTTAGAGTTATTTGTGTTGTCAGTTCCAACAGTAATGCCTGGAATAGAACTTGTTCCAGCACCCATTGTATTATTTTTACCAATAACTACAGATTTGCTTCCAGCATCGTTTGAGTAACCAATAGATACTGCATCTTGCCTTGCAACATTGGGTAATGCTGAAGTACCACCACCTATTGCAACCGATCTTGCACCTAAAGTTTTTACATATATACCCATAGCAGCAGTTGCAGCCGCCGCTTGTACTGAACGGCCCATAGCAACAGCATAATTACCTGTATTTTGAACGTAACTACCAATTGCAACACCACCAGTTTTAGATGTGCTATTAAGACCGAAAATAGTACTATAGTTGGCTCCACTATTACCTTGACCAACCATAACTGCGCCTGTCTTACCAACCACATTATTACCAATGGCAAAACCACCGCTACCAGAATAAGCATTATATCCTAATGCTATTGATCCTTGTGAACCGTGACTTCTAACATTTTTACCAATTGCTACGCCATGATTACCAGCAAAAACAGAACTACCAACCGCGACTGATTTTTGTGATGCAGTACCTTGTGATCCAACAAAAACACCACCAGTACCAGTTACTTTACCGTCTGCGCCAATAGCAACCGCACCAGTACCACTTGTCACATGAACATTTCTACCCATCGCAACAGCATTTTTCCCATGCACACTAACTTCTTTACCAACACCAACCGCACCTTGTGCGCGACTTCTCATTATAATATTTTGGCCTATGGCGAGAGCATCTTCTTTTTGTAATAAATTATCATTACCAATAGCAATTGTATATTGCTTATCTAATTGATTATTATTACCAATTGAAGTTGTATCTTCTTTTTTAACTACACTGTTAGCACCAATCATTAATGATCTATCAGATGTTCTATAAGCAAGTAAGTCTCTACCTATTGCTGTAACATTGTTAGAAGTATTTGGGTTCATGAATGGGAATTGGCCTTGATCATTCGCAATTCCAGTATTGAACCCAATTGTTATTCTATTTCCTAATGAAGTATTGAAAGAACCCGCTGAGTTAATTTTTGATCCGAGTGATACAATTTGTTCTTTGTTATAGATGAATGAATTATTTGGAACTGGAGTGCCGCTAGTATTACTAGTAGGTCTTGTAATAATACCAATACCCATAGCAACACTGTTGCGCTGGGGCATATCAATACCTTGACCAAAAGCAACACTGTTATTGTTATTTTTAGATGCTGTTATCGCAGATTTTTTGACTTCACCAACTTGTACGTTAAAACCTAATGCTGTTGAGAAATGTGATGCCTTAGTGTTATTACCTATTGCAATAGACTGATATCCTACTTCACTATCTTCCCAATAATCACTCGCTCCTGCTTGATCTAATGCGCCTATTCTGAGCGCACCTCTCTGTGGTATCCACATAAATCTTGCTTCTGCGCCCTTATTAGGAACATTTCCACGAATAACAGTACTAACGTCATTATCTGCAATGCCAGCACCACCTGCGCCAGTAGAAATACCACTTTGGAAATTATTGGATAAGAACATTACATTTCCAGAGTCAACAACAAATCTTGTTGCTAAATCACCAGTTAATAAGGTCTTTGGTCCTATAATAACCGCACCTTCATCATCATAGAAGATTTTCTTTTGAACCCCAAGGGACACATTTTCAATCTTCCAAGGAGTTTGAAGTCTTATACCGACATAATCTGAATCAACGATTCTACCAATATGTGAATCAAGATCAAGTCTATGAGTTTTTCGGAAAATGTTTAAAGACTTATCAACATTTACTACATCAAAACTATCCACTAATATATGGTGCAAATTACCATTTGGTGTGGTAAATCCTTTACCACCAACGACAGGAGAACCATCGGATTCATATTTGAAAACTACATTACCAGCATCAACTTTTGTATTATCAAATGTCTGGAAATGATTTGATGACCGATCAAAGAAATGTTGAAAGCGTTGATATTTGTGATTTTCATGATTAGGATTAAGAACATTTTCTCCAAATGTTGTTCTATTACCAGAACCATCGGATTCATATTTGTAGAAGTCTATTGGCTCCCCAACAAACATACGTGACATTGAATCAAGAGTAAAGTCGCCATTAGTAAGTTCAAAACTTCCTTTGACATGAATTTTGCCAGTGTTAGTTCCAACATCAAGTGGATCAATAGTGATTTCACTTGGTCCTCTAATCAAAGTTTGATAAGAACTATCAATTTTAGCAGTTTTGATATATGCACTATCAGCATCTAATTGACTAATTCTAGCACTATCAACAAGTAATTGGCTAATGTAAGCGTCATCAATTTGGGCGTATTTGATATAAGCACTATCAACCACATCCCATTTTAGTTGTTTAATATAAGCACTATCAACATCTAATTGACCAATGTTAGCACTATCAACAATTAATTGGCTAATATATGTGTCTAAAATTTGGTCTGCTTTCAGAATTTTTATATAAGCACTATCAGCATCTAATTGACTAATTCTAGCACTGTCTGAAGTAAATTGTTTAATCGTAGCACTATCAGTTACTATCAAATGCCCAATTCTGGAACTGTCAACAATTAATTGACTGATATAGGAACTATCAATTCTGACGTACTTAATATAAGCACTATCAGAAACTAACTGATCAATTGATGCTGAATCAGCATTTACAAATTGGACAGTTAAACTGTCTTGCATTATAACAGGTTTTGAGAATGTCACAGGCTTCAGAAAGTTTAATACTGGTAGTGGTGGATTTTGTAAAATATCAACAACATGGGAATCCAAAGTAACTTGATATTGCGAATCAATATAGCGTTGAATTCCTGTAATTGTTCCATTATAACTACCATCAGACTCTACTTTGCCTAATAGCCCACCTATACCGTCACTATCTTGTTTCAAATGTGATCTTGTTCTCAAAGGTCCATATAAGAATACTGAACCATCTCTGATTGATAAATTATTTACTGTTAAACGAGTTGCATTTAGATCAATTGGATCAGTAGTTGCCTTAACATTTTGAACAATGTGAGAATCCATACCAACTATAAGATTAGAATCAAATGTGGTTGCTGGATTAATATTTTGATAATGACCATACCCATCTTGAGTTGCATCAATTAATGAGGCTGGTACTTTATGCGAGACTGTTTTCTTAGGACCAAAAAACCAAACTTTTCCAGAGTCAACATGAACATCACCGTCAAATTGAATTCTGTTTCTTACTACTGGATCACCACTACTCTCAAAGTGCATCCCACCCTTAACGACAAAACTATCATGAGTTGTTAGTCTAGAACCAGTATGAGGATATCCTGGATAAGCAGCATGTGCCATGGCTTCATTACCAAGAGTAACATGACCAAATAAATTTGTTGGACCGACAATTTCTGTTCTGCTTGTAAGTGTAGGAGTTCTATCTTGAATTGTGATTTTATCACCAAGAATCATACTCGCTGAATCTGTTACACCATAAGCAGATGGGAATAAACCAGGAACAACATTAAGATCACTAAACACTCTAATTTCAAATGAATCTACAATAGTGAAATCGCGGTCTTTTAATAATTGACCTTTTACTGTACCAATAGAGTCTGTGAGTTTAACAATTGGATCAACCACACCAAACAAAGAAAGACCAGCATTAATAGCGAGAGAATTATTAGCATCATCAATAATGTTGGAGACTCTTGGAATAGAAGTACCGCCAACCGTGATAATTCTATCACCAATAATAATTGATAGTTTAGAATTAGAATCACTCTGAGCAACAAGTTCTGCCCCATGAAGTTGTGTATCAGTATTTAATACTGATGGTTCTTTAATATAAACATTTTTAAGTCTATTTTGATTTGTCATTAAGTTGTGAGATGGTGAACCATAACCATACTGTGACGAATCAAAGAGAGTCCTATTGCCTAATGAATCATAGTCAATAAATCTGTTTAAAACTACTGTTGCTCCAGCAGAAGTAGTTCTCGTAATTCGTAAGAAGTTAAAATCTACAGAATCTGTAAACGATAATACAATATGAGAATCTGCATCATTGGGTCCAAATGCATTTTGAATTTGAGTATTATTCAAAGATACTGTTTGACTTTCTTGTACATAGTTACTATCAATTGTAAATACATATGCTTCTTCAAGAACATTATCATGTCCAAGAACTTTTAGACCACCTCTTAAATGAGTGCTATCGCCAACATATAGACCATTTTTTCCTTTTATTTGACTAGCATCATAAACACCAAGACCATCTCCAGAATCTCTACCATTAAATGATCCAATTTTAACAGCACCACCAATATTAACAAAAGAGTCAATATTAAAATGTCCAATAGTAGTTAAACCACCACCAATGGTTAAATCACTTTCAACACGTAAACTACCACCAATATATACACTATCAGATGTGATAAGTGTGGTAACTCCAGATACTGCACCAGCGACTGTTAAATCACCACCAATAGTCATACTGTCAGCAAATGTAACTGGACCAGAAGCATTTAAAGATGTTACACCACTTAAACTTCCAGCAATAGTCACACTATCTTCAACTAAAAGATTTTTTTCAAACCTTGCGTTACCGCGAAGATCAAGATTATGAGTTGCTGAGTCGCCTCTTTTATTAATAGCAAGTTTTATATTACCGTCATAATATAACCCACTAGCATGAGTTCCATCATACAGTTGTCCTGGTGCGCCAATGTAAACCGCATTGAAACTATCGTGCTTCCAATAGTAATCAGAATCCCAAACACTAATAATATATGCAGAGTCAAGCATACTTCTAAAGAACGCTTTTGATTCTTCACTTGCAGTCGAATTCGCTGTAAAGGCTTCTTGCAAGAACTCAGCATCTATTTTACTTCTAATATATGGTTGATCAATATAACCAGTTTGTCGCAACCAAGCCTTATTGGGCCAAGCAGTTTGTCCACCACCATCGCCGCTAAAGACAATCGGTGGATTGCTAATATAATCATCACCTTCTTTATCTGTAGTCCTGATATTAATTCTACCTTGAACATCAAGTCCTATAGAATCTCCAACACCGCTACTAAAATCAGTGTGTCTGGTATTATAGGAAGCAAGTGTAAGGTTACTATCATCAGTAGCATCATCAATGGTAGTTCCAGTTTTACTTAGATTACTAGCGTAAGCAGCATTTCCACCACCATTAATATCTGGATTCCAACCCGTCCATGTTTGGTTATTTGTAAGACCTATCGCTACAGTTTTATGTCCATCGTTTGGATTATAAACAAGAGCATCTGGATAAATTACCCAAGAGTTGAATGAATCTACTCTTTGCTGTACATAGTCAGTATCAAAATAACTTACGACAGAACTAAGAATTTTACTATTAGGACGTAAAACATAACTATCAAAACTTAAATTACCAATATAAAAACTATCATCAACTGAGTTGTCTAACCAACGAACTGATCCACCAATTCTAATACTATCAGCAAATGTAATTGGACCAGAAGCAGTTAAAGATGTTACCCCAGAAACTGCGCCAGCAACAGTTAAATCACCACCAATAGTCATACTGTCTGTTGATTTGAATGTAGTAACAGTCGCTATTGATCCAGCCATTTCCAAACTGCCAACGCCACTTAAACGTCCACCAATCTGCATACTGTCCGTACCCTTATAGGTAGTAACAGTACCCAACGAACCAGCCATTTCCAAACTGCCAACGCCACTTAAACGTCCACCGATTTGCATACTATCGGTGCCTTTATAGGTGGTAACGGTTCCTATTGACCCAGCCATTTCCAAACTACCAACGCCACTTAAACGACCACCGATTTGCATACTATCGGTGCCTTTATAGGTGGTAACAGTACCCAACGAACCAGCCATTTCCAAACTGCCAACGCCATGTAAACGTCCACCAATCTGCATACTATCAGTGCCTTTATAGGTGGTGACTGTTTTGAGTGGCCCAGCCATAGTCAAACTGGTAACGCCATGTAAACGTCCACCGATTTGCATACTATCGGTGCCTTTATAGGTGGTAACGGTTCCTATTGCACCAGCCATTTCCAAATTCGCGACACCACTTAAACGTCCACCAATCTGCATACTATCTGTTGATACAAATGTTGTCGCAGTTTTTATTCCACCAGAAAGTGTTACTGCACCAGCAACTGTTAAATTGCTATCCATTACCACATTTTTGCCAAAAGTTGACGTACCATTGAAAGATGATATTCCGTTTACATTTAACTTTGTTCCTACAGTAACAGAATCTCCAAATTTACCATGAGTATTTACATCTAAATATCCACCAGTTCTTAAATATCCAGTAGAAACATCAAGATTACCACCTACAACTAAATCTTTACCGATACCTACAGAATCATTAAGTGTTACCGTACCTTGAACGATAAGATCACTATCTATAATTACACTAGATTTAAATCTTTTTGGTGCTATAGTACCAGCACCACCAGCAACAATCGGAAGTGCTTTTAACGATACGTATTGCCCAAAGACTATTTCAGCAGTTGGTACGCCATTCTCTGCCGTACCAGAAGAATCAAATTGTGCTGAATCATACTGTGTTCCAGTATTACCATAAACATATGGAACAGTACTACCTAATGTAATATTTCCTGCTGCTCCTTTATTGCGAGTTGTCCCTTTTGATGTATTGACACCTACGCGAGTGGCTACATCAGCAAATGTCGCACCATCATATAATTCAAAACTATCGCCTATCCCACCAACAATATTTTTTATCGCAAATATAGAATCATTTAAGAATTGTCCTATATTAGTTAAACTTGGTAAATTAAATTCAACAGTTTTACCATCAGTCAAAATACCATTTGTATTTCTTATGATAACAATACCCGGATTAGATTGTGTAATATTTACAACAGTTGCTGTTGGTAACGGTACAGCAGCTTGTTCAATTTCTATTTGTTTATTTGAAGGATCAACTCCAGCAACATAATCTCTAATATCTTGATCATTAATAAGAATTGATGCTATATAACTATCACCACCTACTTGATTTACACCGTTTACTTTGCTGCCACCAATATTAAGCGTACCTCTAATATCTAAGGCATATTCAGCAGTATGTTTACCAATAGCAACTTTTGTATTATCCATAAATATATCAAGTGCTGAATCAGGGTTATTTAAAATAATTTGATTTTCTTGATTTCCAGTAAGAGTAACATCTCTACCAATAATAAAGTTTCCTTTACCATTTGTGGTATGTATCTTATTGTTTTGACCAAAAATGAAATTTTCTGAAACATTAGTTGCAGGAGTAACATTTACATAACCAGTACTTCCACCAGCAACAGTATTATTAAAACCAATCCAATAATTTTTTGATTGTGTTCCTAATGATCCAACACCGTAAACATTATAAGAAGAGTGTCCCGAAAAGTGATTATTGTATGTTGTATGTGCAGTAGCAGAGTCTTTATTTCCTTCACCCACAAAATACGAATTAGTTGATCGCATTTCATTTGGATTACCACTTGCACCACCAATTACAACAGAATTCGCAACGGTTCTGGCACTACTTCCTATTTTATTACCATAACCACCAATATTAATAGAATAACTAGTGCTTAGATTTCCAGATACATCTCCAATATCAGTATTATAACCACCAATATTTACCGAATATTCTGCGTCAAGATGGGTATTATATCCACCAACATTTACTGAATAGTTGGCATTTGTGCCAATATCGGTATTCCTACCTGCAATATTTGCACTGTTGGAAGCATCAATATCATTATTATATCCACCCAGATTTATAGAATAGTTGGCATTTGCAGTAATTTGTAGTTCGCGACCACCAACAGTTGTGTTCCAACGTCCACCCGTCAAAGTATTTGAGTAACCACCAACACTAACATTATTTTCTCCACTAATGTTAATGTCGTATCCACCTAAACTGGCATTACCTGACGTACTCGCACCAGAAGAAATGGTGACATTTTGACCACCAACAATTACACCATGATCACCACTTATTTCACTTGAATATGATGAGAAAATTCCAGATGTTGTTGATGTTGATGTGATATCATTATTATATCCACCTATTATAACACCAATATCGCCAGCAAGATCATTATGTTGACCACCAACAATCGCACCCCACTCTGCATCAGCAGTCGTTTCATTAATATAACCACCTGCTATAATATTATAGTTACCAAGCATATTGTTTTGGTAACCACCAACATTTGTGTTATATGTTCCACCAACAATTAATGCATATGATCCACCAAAGTTACTACTATAGTCTCCAGTTACATTAGTCCTATTACCAGTAGAATTGGTATAACCACCAATATTTGTAGCATATTGTCCATCCGCTTTTAAATATCTACCGCCAATAGCAACACTATAGTTTCCATCAACTCTACTCTGATCACCACCAAGAACAACTCCATAGTCTCCATCAACTCTATTAAAGTACCCCATACCAATAGAATGTGCGCCAATAGTATCATTTCTATGATCAGCATTTGCATTAATTTGACCAACTCTAAATACATCACCCAAAGGATAGTATGCCATAAGAGCAACATTTGAAGAAACATTACTAAAACTAGAAAGTGCTTTAGTAGTATCGGAAGAATCAAAGAATGGCTCACCCTGACCTATTTTACTTGTATATGATCCACTATAAGTTCCTCTAAAGATAAATCCACGATTTCCTTCCGCTTCCACAGGTACGTTTGGAACCGCGACATGCATACCAATAGGCTTATTACCATTTGTGTATGTGATTTGAAGTCCGTTATCACTCCATGGTGAATTTTGTAGTAGTGTCCCATCTGCTAGTAATTTAAGGTTTTCTCCGCTATAGATAAGATCACCAGTTACATAAAGATTACCAACTCCACTTGAAACAGGTACTGCCATTTTTGTTAAATCAGAATCACTACCAATTGTAACATTACCACCTTGAATAGACATAAAGTTATCATGAATATTTGAGAGTGGTAAAAATTCTCCAACAGTACCAGCCGCACCAGCACCTAAGTTAATACCAATAGAGCGGTCACCACCAACATTAACATTTTTACCAAAAGCAAAAGAACCTTGCGCCGTACTAGGAAAAGTTATACCTTCACCGAATGCAAAGTTATAGGAACCTGCAATATTATGTGAAAACCCAAGTGCTACTGAATTGGTTGCCGAAACCGTATTTCCAGCAGCACTTGTACCACCTATAGCAATTGATGCACTGCCTGTTATTTGATTTCCTATACCAATCGCGACTGCACCAGCACCACTTGTAACTTGAGTGTCACCAATAGAAATTGATTTATCACCAACTCCTGTATTAGCCTTACCAATCGCAATTCCTTGCGATGATGTTATTTGATTACCTTCACCAAAAGCAATACTGGTTAATGCATTGGCACTAACAATATTTTCTTTACCAATCGCAATACTAGTTGTAGCACCAGCATTAATAATTGACTTAGTTCCAGAAACAAATGAACCATCCGCATACGTTTCAGAAGAATCTCCTTGAGCATATGAAGCAGTTCCTTTAGCAATGGTATTTTTACCAAATGCTGTGGAATAAGTACCCATTTCAGTATTTTTAATTGCGCCTGTTACGAAATATCCAGCCCTAAATCTTGCTTTAGCAGGATCAAACATCATTCTGGATTTATCACTATCTAAATCTACAACAATTTGATATTGATCATTTATACTTGGACTTCCACCCCCCACAGTATTTAAAGCATAATATTGTGCTGATGTATTTAATCTTCCAGATACTTGAAAAAGATTACCTATAAGAGTGGTATCTGTTCTGAAATCAAATGCATGTGCTGGTCTATTAGTACCAATACCAATTCTGGCTCCGATTTGAAATACGTCAGTAACTCCAGGTTCTCTTATGGTAGGTAAATAGAAAACATCATTAACATCATAAGGAAGAAATTGCTTTTGGAAAATGCCACCACCAATGAATTTTTCACCTTTTCTATACATATCTCCATAGAAATCAATAGAACCATCTTTGTGAAATGATATTAAATTACTATCTAAAGCACCTTTTAAAGAAATAAGACTACTTCCTGGATTACCCACACTATCGTAAAGAACTGCGTGAACACCACCACCAATTGTTGCACTATCAAAACTATAATCAGATTTGAAAACATTTTTCTGTAGCGTGGATGTTAGTTGAGAGTCATTTAATTCAAGACCATAGAAATCGTGTGCGTATGAAGTGCCTTTTCCAGTTTGCGAACCATAATTAAGTGTAAGTGACGCTGATTGTCCAGTAGGTTTATGGTAATCGCCACCAATTCTAAAACCTTCTGCAAATATATTTCCAGATTTTGTTAATGTTAAGTGATAGTAAGAAGAATCTGCTGATGGGTCTGGACCTTTACCATTAACAGTTTCTTTGCCAAAATGAATACCGTCCAATGACCCCAAATGATCTTGCCATGTACGATTTTGTGTTCTTATAAACCCATCATCATTTACAAGTCTACCTTGTCCCGGTTCAGAAGTAAGAATACCATGAGGTGTAAGTTGAAGTGAATATATGCTATCAACAAAAATTTTATCAAAATATCCAAGAGAATATACGGCCCTCAAGCCCTCAAGTTCAGAAATCATTGCGCTGTCAGAAACAAACTGTCCAATACGCCCAGAATCATATAAAATTGAAGAACCGCTAATACGCGCTATGTGTGCGCTATCAACACCACTTAATTTCCCACCAATATGCAACCCACCAGCGATTTCCATAGGCAGACTAGATTTCCACAATCCAGGTGCTGGGCTAACTTGCCCTTGAAAACCAGATGCATCTGCTTGATAAGTAAAACTTCCTCTACCGTGAACTGGGTCATTGTAACTTCTATTACTGAAAACAGTAATACCAGCACCATCAGCAGCAGCACTATCCAGTGCTTCGTCTGCTAAAATGATATTCTTATCATTTACAGAAACTGTTGTTGAGTTAATAATAGTTTGAATACCATCAACTTGTAAATCGCCCTTGATAAGAACGCGACCAGTATTATCACCAATACCAGCAGGATCAATAACGATTTCTGATGGACCAGTGATCAATGGTTGATATGATGTTTCAATATGAGCGTATGTAATTCTTGCAGAGTCGGACATAAGTTGTCCAACGTAACCACTGTCAATATCTGCTCTAGAAATATAAGCACTATCAATATCTACTTGACCTATATCTGCACTATCAATATCAGTATGATCAATAAGAGCGTATTTAATATATGCACTGTCAATCGTTACATCATTGATATATGCACTGTCAATATCAGCATATTTAATGTATGCGCTGTCAATCGTTACATTATCAATGTGTCCACTATCAACATCCATATATTTAATGTACGCGCTGTCAATAGATACATTATCAATATGCCCACTGTCAATATCAGCATATTTAATGTATGCTGAGTCAATCGTTACATTATCAATATGCCCACTATCAATATCAGCATATTTAATATACGCGCTATCTACAGTTAGATTATCAACATGACCACTATCAACATCCATAAATTTGACATAAGCAGAATCGATAGAAACATTATCAATGTGTCCACTATCCATATCAAAATGACGTATATAAGCACTATCAACACGCAAGTTGTCAATATGGGAACTGTCAATGTCGGCAAATTGTATATAAGCAGAATCAACACGAAGATCATGAATATAGGCACTGTCTGCCTCCAAAAATGTAATGTGCGCGGAATCAGAAATAAGCCCTTTTATAACCGCACTGTCTGCATTGAAAAAACGAATATATGCACTGTCAACACTTAGATTATTAAAACTACCAGAATCGCCAACAAGACTTTGGAGTTTTAGATAATCTAATCCGCGACTGTCATCTAGTAATACTAGTCTACCATCTTGTGCTATTCCTGGATTATCTGGAAAAAGTGATGTAAAATATTCACCACCAATCGTAGCAATTCTGGATGCATCACCAGTGACATTTATTTCTGGCCCTATACCAATAAAAAGTTTTTTGGATGTTTCAGCATATGAATACGCTATTTCACCTACTTTAAGATTTGATGGGGTATCAACATTTGATGATCGTTTTATTCTTATAGTTGCTGGCATAAAATCTGAACCTTAATTTACACTTCTTTTTGTATTTATATAATTATATGGATCAAAAACCCTCTCCAGCATCAATAGTTTGTTTATCAAATAATAGTTGTGGTTGAAATTGTGCGTTGGTAGCGTTAAAAACTAATACATCTCCATTCACTGCCCCGTTTCCTGCAACATTTCTAAGTTGACCTATATCTGAAACTACTTCAATTTGAGCGATTTGTGGCACAGGAGTACCCAAAGTAATCTTTTTAACAATCGTATTCGTAGAAACAACTTTTACAGTATCACTCATGATGATCTCCTAATTAATTCTTTTTTGCTAATAGTTGATGGTAAATCTACAGAACCATAAGACTGAACTGTAAATTCAATTTTACTATACTTTGAAACTACCTTGTCTATGAAAACTTTTTTTTGAATAGTATTTGAAGATATGACTCTTATATTCTTAGTAATCATAATCTAATTAACGCTTGGTGATACTGTAAGTGTCCCTTGAAGTATTCTTTCAACTATTGTTGTGTTAGTTGCAGAATCTTGATAACTTAATTCAACATCATAAACGTATCTTCCTGATTTCATTGTTTCTGTTATAGTATTTGAAAGTGATAGTTGTAATATATTTGGATTATCAAGATCAAGAAATGAAGTTCCGAATGATATAGCAGAAGAATCGCTTGTTGAGTATGATTTTTTTATTTTTCCAGTTGCGACATATGGTGCGATTGTTCCACCACTACTCGGATCAAGTTTTTTAAATATTTTTTTACTACCATCAGTTTCAAAACATTCAAGTCTAAGTGTTATATCACTTCCTTGATCAACCATAATATCTTCAGATTGTGCCATTTTTTCTCTCCAGTATTTCTATCCAGCAAATCTTGCTTTTGTTCTATTGTATGTAATTCCAGAAGTATATCTAGTTGCATTAGCATCAAAAAACATAATTCTTACAAATCCCGGGCCACCTTGATTACTACTAGTTGCTTCAGTTTGGCTGTTACTTCCTTTTGATCCAGTTCCACCAAACCCGTAGCCACTACCAGTTGATTGTCTAGTAAAGAGATTATTAAAGCCCTTTCCTTTTGATCCAATTACACCACCATGTGTTGCAGTGACTTCTGATATCCAATCTGTTTGCGCTACACGCCATCCAAAACCAACCCCTCGTATATCGTGAGAAATACCTTCAGTACTAGGAGAATCTGCTGTTTGATATCCGGGTGCGCCGCCGCCACCATACCTAGACGAATTATAGTTAAAAGTAGGACTAGCAGTTAATGTTGATGCATTACTAACTAAACATGCCGATAAATAGGAAGTTCCTCCCCAACCGCCAGCATAATGTAATTCTAATTTTGAGTTGTCGTATATAGTAACTTTATTTCCAGTTCCAGGACCAGATGCATATCCAGATAAAGTATAACCATGAGTTTCTACACTTTTAGTTCCACTATCATATGTAGATGTTCTTATATGATTAGTGGATTTTGAAGCCCCAGCCACTGTAAGTATATTATTTCCATTTTTATAAACGTAAGAAGTTCCACCATCCGCAGCATTTCCAGAGACTCCTTGAAATCCCCACTTACTATCATGTGCTGAACCACCTAGTGCTTTACCACCATTACCAACTTTAATTGTAATCACATCACCGCTGGTTACAGGAACTGAATGTGACTGTGCATAATCCCCACCATTACCACCAGCGGGTGCAGTGATGGATGATGCTGTAATCCCACCCCGACCAGACCAAGCCCAAGGCCCAATATGACCAGAAGCCCCAGCCCCTTGTATAAAAATTTTCATGTGAGTAAATCCACAATTTTGTGGAAGAGTATATGTATAATCTGATGTTACAGTTTGAGTTGATGATGCAACAGCATATACAACATCAAAATAGGGTTTTATCATAAGATCAGTTAAAGATATTTTGCCAGAAGATGGAACACTAGTACTACTAGATATTCCAGAATTTATAATTAAATTACCATCAGACTCTGAAACTAAACTACCGCTCTTATAAAATTCTGATAAAGATACTGATCCAGTATCACTAAATTGATTCTTAATATCAGAAAAGCTAAAAGAACTGTCTCCCTCTAAGTGAGGATAATTACTATGTATATTTGTAGGTTTAAATGGTGTTGGCATTAGACTCTATCTTTTCCCTAAGATATTCAACATCCGTTCTTAACTCATTTATTGCCTCTACAATAAGACCCATCATGTTACCATAACGAATTGCTTTATGTTCGCCATCAAATTCATAAACAACTTCTGGAAGTACTGCTTCAACCTCATCTGCCATAAGACCAGACATTTTTTCTTCTCGGCCTTTATAGTTAAATGTATATCCAGCAAGTGTACCGACTTTATCAAGAGCATTATCAATGCGTTCAATATTTTCTTTTAATGTTCTATCAGAAGCAGAATTAAATGCAGTAATATCAGCATTTGATGTAATCGCACCATCAGCATGTAATGTTGATGATAGGGATAATGAATGTCCGTTATCTAATACATCTGACCTAAGATATTTTGGATCAGTTATAGTATTAAGTATCAAAGCAGAATCGACTCCAGCGGAAGATCGCGCTAATATATATGCAGAATCAACTTGAGTTGATAGGTTCGTTTCATCAACTAATTTATGCCAAGCCCCACCATGAGAAAAATATCCTTTCCCAGTTCCATGCACATGAGCAAACATACCGTGATAAGTTGCTGCTGAAGGAAGATTTCCTTCTGTAGAATACATATTTGCATACAAAGATTTACCAGTTGTAATAATATTATTGCTTCCCATATTAAGGTCAGCACTCGTAATATCAGTTGTTCTTGCCGCTATATAATCACTATCAACATGAGTAGTTACTCTTGCGTTTGTATAATATAGGTTTGTTGAACCTTCAGTAATTTCATCAGTATTATCTTTTGTCAGAATCCTCGCGTCTACATATGCTTTTACCGATTGTTGGGTTGGAACGTGTAATGCACTATTTGATGCCATACCGTCCTCATCTTTAAGATCACTAAATTTTAAACCATCATTGATTCCATAACCTGCTAATGTAGTGGGTTTGGAAGTGATATTTGAAAATGCAACCGAAGTGGGTTTTGTTAAATTATTTAAAGTGGAACTATTTATTTTGGTGTAAATATAATTGGAATCTACAAGTGCTTGAACTCCACTACTTGTCAAAGCCCCAGTATTATTGTAATGTTGTTCTAAGTTTGCTAAAGTAACTTTTGCTGTGGCAAAACCACCAGATAAATTGGTTCCTGTTACTACCAAAAAATTTAGATTACTATCTAAATCACTACTTGTGGCAATTGGTAAATCTACTATTTTGACCATCGTTTATCTTTCTATGCTATTATAAATGCTTTTACTTGGACTTGCCAATGTGTTGCTGTTAATATACTAGTCCCACCAGTATTTTTATCTTGATATATACCTGGCCCCCCAGTTGCAATTCTGAGAGTTACATTTGTAGCATCTACTACCGTACCGAACCCTTGTTCTGGACCTTCATTGTCCGTACTTGGATGTATATCAATAATATCATTCGCCACATATCCATTTTCAGGAGTAATACATTTAAGCCTATAAGTTATAATATCAGGTTCTGCACCTAAACCATGAGCAAAAACATTTTGACCAGCATTTGACATTCCAACATAAGAACTTACATACTTTGTTGCTAGTTTTCCAGAAATTTGTCTTTTTACTTGGAAAGGAGTCATAATTAAATTACTTAAAAGACCACTATCTGCCTCAAAACTATCTGCGACCATATTACCAGTAATTGAAGCACCAGATAGTGCGCTACTAAATGTTCCAGTTGTTGCTGTAATTCCAGCAGTAGATGTTATAGCCGCTGAATTGATAGTATTAAATATTACACTAGATGTTGAGTCAACTTCTTGACCAATAGATATAGAATCAAAACTTCCAATAGTAACACCAGTTCCACCCAAAGCATTAAAATTATTTATTGATGCCAGAGTTGCCGCTGATAACGTAAGGCCAATTTTACCATTAGAATCAAGAGTAATATCACTATCGGTACTAAATGATCCACGCGCCCTAGAATCTGTAAAATATAAATTAGGGCTTCCTTCTGGAACATGTGAAGTAGTAAACCCAACTTGAGAATCTTTTAAAAGACCATCCAGATTGTGGATTACTGGAATTCTTGCTTTATTAAAAACTCCAGTTGTTATTTTAGTTGTTGCTAGATTTGGAATTCTAGTGGTGGTAAACGTACCGCTGGTAATTACACTTGCTGGCAGAGGATCAAGATGTGATGGACTTATTGAACTACAACTAAAAGAAAATAGACCACTATTAGAATCGTAAGACAATGTAGTATGACTACCGTTACCACCTGCTACAAGACTTAATGCTGTAGTAACGTAAGTTGAACCAGAACTTGCCTTAATCTCATTAATTGCTTGAACCAAATCGGTTTTATTAGTTGTAGTGAGGTTATCAGGTTCACCTACATATCCAGACATAGTGTTTGTCGCATTACGCCACGTTTCTATTTTATCAGTTAAATTTACTGTAATTTTTCTAGTCATATGCTCATCTTTGCTATAGGTTGCTTATGTTTATTTATAAGGTTTCTAGTGCTAGTTTAAACTCATCCTCATAATATTTTCTAACATCTGGAACCATTCCTATCATTTTTAAAGGAAATTCTATATTTTTCAATATTTGATCATAAGTATCAATGTCTAAATGATATTGAATAAAATGTGGATCATTCTCCCCTAGTAAATATTTATCATTTAGTAATTCAAAGAAATCTTCATTAAAGTCTTGAGATAGCCAATGTGCATAACATATAGCAACAAAATATGCTTTTGCTGGCCTAATAGTTTCATCAACATATTCATTAAAATGCAAAACAGCATCTCTAACTATATTTTCTTCACTCCATGTCACATCCATTTTATTCAAGTCATCTGTATACTCACTATTAAGTAAGTGGTAAACTTGGGATGCCGTTCTCCATTTTTTCATACCAATCCAATAGTCCTTTATATCCGTTACATCCATTATCTAAATCCTTGACATATCGGTAATGTTCTGTTAAACAGTTACCGAAATATTTGCATGAAGCGCAAATCGGACTTATCATTTCTTCTTTTTCTTTTTCTGTCCATTCTATATAAGATTGGAAAGAATCCAATTCGTGAAAGTATTCTCTATCGTGTACATCAAACTCCAGTACTCCAAACTTGCCGTTAGGAGTAATGTAAACATGATCATCCGAAAATGCATTGTATAGTCCATTAAAAGACTCCTCTATCTTATCTCCATTCACAA